CATGGTCTTCAGCATCAGTTCCATCTGGATTCTTAGAGTGCGCCGGTGCAGCAGTTTCAAGATCAACTTATTCAGCATTATTTGCAATTGTAGGTACTACTTACGGTGCAGGTGATGGTTCAACTACTTTCAATCTACCTAATTTAGCAGACAATGTTCCGATTGGAAAATCTCCAGGAAAAGCTTTAGCTTCAACAGGTGGAGCAAACACTGTAACTTCAACTGGAAACGTTGGTGGTTCAACAGCAAATGCTTCTTTATCAACAGCACAACTTGCTTCACATAGTCACAATGTACCTACATATTTAAACCCAAACCCAGTTAGAAATATATCTGGTCAAGTTATGCAAACTGCTGGAACTGGTAGATCTACTGATGGTGCTGGTTCAGGCAGTGGTCACTCTCACAATATGAGTGCTACTTTTTCAGGTGATTCAACATCAGTTTTACAACCTTATTTAACGTTAATTTATATTATAAAAACTTAGGAGAAATTATGGCAACAAACGCAAATTGGACAGTAATATTTGATGACAAAATGATTATAAAACAATCAGGAGATGCTGCGGGTACTTCGTACATTATATCTGATGATTCTTTCTGGTCTGATTCTAAGTTTTCTAATATTTGGGCTATTCAATATGGAACATCTATTACTTCTGATGAAGTAGAATACAGAGATGAAACACCTCACTCATCATTTGCAGATGCTAATATCGGAGACATTAGTCAATTTTCATCTAAATGGGATTCATCACATCTAACTTATTTACAAACTGAATGGGATAATAATGATGGAAATACTTATGATGATGATCTTAATGTAATAACTACAGAAACAGAAACTCAAAAAATTGCTAGATTGGGTGCAAGACCTACTTCTTATTCTTCATAGTTTCAAGATATTCTAATTTTTTACCGACTCCAAAACTACCATCTATTTGATTTATATTAAAAATTAAACTGTATCTATTTTTATCTCCTTGGTATGTATCAAAACCATGTAATATTTGGGGAGGAAATATATAATAATCACCAGGTTCTGGAGTTATTTTTAAATTTAATTCTGGTAAATTTAAATCACACCCTTTTGTTAAATATAAAATACCATGATAACAGGGGTGGGTGTGATAAGTTAAACTATCCCCTGGTTTTATTTCATTTCCCCAAGCATTTTCTATGGTTTTTTTTTCTAAAAAATATTCAAATAAATCAGGATGTGTTGTTTGATAAGTGTTTATTAAATAAGTTATAAAGTTAATAAATTCAGGTTTATCTATAAAATAATTCCAATCAGTCATCCCCCCTTTTACATTAGTGTAATTGTTTAATTTTGGATCTATATTATTTTTAATGGTAATTAAAAAATTATTTATAATATCAGGATAGGCATAATTACCAAAAATTATATTTACGTTTCTTGGATAAGATACATTTATACTATTTTTATTTTGATTTAATTTATTATTTTTAATAAAATTTATCATCGTAACATCATCCAAGAAGTTAAAATATATTTCTCACCTGATAAAGGTGGATTTCCTCTATGTAAATACGGGAACGCAGCAGGCCATATAACTATTCTACCTTTTTTAGGTTTTATTCTTTTTGAAAAATGTAAAAACTCTGTTTCCCCACCTTCTTCTACATCATTTAAATAAACACAAAAAGCAAAAGCACGAGCCTCATTTTCAAACCCTTTATTATGTTCTATATGCCAAACATGATAACCTTCCGTTGGTAATGTTTTTTGAATTTTTAAAGTAGTAAAATGAAAAGGTCCACCGTCATATACTTCTTTTGCACCTGTATTTTCAATATAATGATTAAAAGCTAAATTGTAATTAAAAATTAAAGTTTTTGAATCACTCCACCAAACATCTATGTTATTAGCCGATGCAAAAAATTGTTTATCTTTTTTTTCTATTATAGGTGATTTTTCAAAAACTTTTCTATTAATAGTTTTATTAAATTTATTTTGATACTCATATAATTGAATTGCTTTATCACATTCTTCTTTTGTAATGTAGTTATCATATACTCCAATAAAATTATTTATGTTGACTGTTTTTTCCATTATTATAAAAATATTTGTATTGTTTTTCTAGGGACTATTGGCTTCATAACAGGTGTTACTTTATGCTCTAAGGGAACTTTAATTATAGCTATTGAGTTTCCAACTAGAGGTATAAAACCGTTAGCATTTTTATTTTTAAATAAAAACTCCCCGCCAAATTTCATATTCCATCTTCGATTTATATAGTAAGTTATACCATAAAAATATCCATTATCATTATGCCAATTAATGCCGGATCCGTTTTTCATTGAATGAATTAAGGGTTTAAAGTTTGAAAATTTAATTTTATGGAAGGGGTTATTTTCTAGTAATATTTTTATTTTTTGAAGAGGTTTATATTTTGGATCTAAAAATGTATTTTCAACAAAATTTTCATAACCATATTTTATATCTTTTTTCCAAGTTTTTTTAGTAGATTGTAAATTAATTAAATTACTTTTAAATACGTCATAATGTAATTTTTTATAAGTAGGGTAATCTAAAAAATTTTGAATATAATAGAGTTTATCTGGTATTGAATATATTAATTTCATGAATGTAAAAAACAGTTAATTGAATATCTAGCGCCTTTTGTTACAGGTTCAGTTCCATGAATCCATATAGGTTCTGCAGGAAATATCATAGCATCTCCTGTTTTAAATGTTTCTTTTATTTGACCGTTAAAAAATCTAAACTCTCCTCCTTCATAATTTTCATTTAAATTTAATGTACAAGAAGCTCTTATAGTTCCTACAACATCACTGTGATCTTTAATACATTGACCTACATCATATTTTAATATTCTAATATTTGAACTAAAACCAATTAATTTATCACTAAAAGTAGGAGATATTTTTTTACTTTTTATATAAAGAACATAGTTAGTTATTATTATAGATATATATTTTTTAACTTCATTTAAAGCATATAAGATATCTTCATTAGGATTATTTATTTCAGATAGGTTTAAACATTTAAAATTATCTTGTTCATGTTTTTCAGTTTTAAATTTATAACTACTTTCAGTGAGATGTAACTCAGGGTATTTTTCAAATATCTCTATTATTTTATGACACAAATTTTCTGGCACTAAACTATTAATTCTATATTTTAAATCTGATATTTTATAATTCATATAACTTAATTATTTATTTTATACCATGCAGCTACTACGAACCTAGTGTTCGTAGTTACTTTTTTCACACCGTGTTCGTAATATTTTCCATCAAAAAATAAAGACCTTTTTTTAACAGGTTTTATTATAAGATCATTTTTGTAATAAGTATATCCACCTTCATAATTATCATTCAAGTAAGTAATAGAAGATAGGGTAGTTTCAGTGCTAGCATTATCCAAATGAAGAGGTTGATAGCTGCCTTTTGGCCATTTAACTATTTCAAACCAATCGATTTTAGAATTATTAATTTTAAAAGCTTCATTATTTAATTTATCTGTAAGAAATTTTAAAGAATTATTTTGTTCACTAAAGTCATTGAGGTTTAATGGAAAGACATCTCTAAAAGAATATGCGAAGTTTTCATTTTTTTTATAAAAATTAATTAAATAGTCACACTCTGAATCGGTTAAAAATTCATCAATAATTTTTGTTTCTTTTTTTTCCATTATATTTCTACTATCATGTTTAAACAAAATCTGTTAAAATTTTCTTTAGGAGCAACACCTCTATGTAATACTTTACTAGGAAAAAGCAAAGCTACGGATTCTTTTGATTGATGGAATGTTATTTTTTTATTTATTTTAAAATTTGTGCCACCATCGTTATCGTGTAAATTATATATAATAGAAAATTTATTATCTTTGTTTTCATCTACATGAAACTCTGTAATACTTCCAGGATGATACCAATTCCAACGCACCCTTTCTAATTTTTTAAATTTCATAAATGTGTTTTTTTCAACCATATCAAAAATAACTTGAGCATATGTATTTAAAATATCATTATTAGAATAATTATCACTTGCAACAAAAGTATTTAATATAAATCCAGAATCTTTTTTATTTATAGCTGTATCTTGTATGTTGTCTGATGAAAAACTCCAATTATTTATTGCAAATAAATAACTAATAATTCTTTTATTTGTTTGAATTGAAATATCAGTATTGATTTTTGTTATCATATTTTATTTATTTGATCATAAGCATGGTTTTTATTAGGTCCTTCTTGATTAACATAATGAAAAAATACTTGAGCCATACCTTCACCTTTATATATACCCGGTCTTCCATGTTCTTGATCACAACCAGCATATAACAAAGCATCCCCTTCTTCTAATTCAAATAATTTATCTTCAACTATAATAGGCCAGTTATCATATTTCTTAATACAAGCAGTCACACTTATTTCACAAGCGGGTCTGTCAGTATGCTTACCTAATGTTGCACCAAAAACATAATATCTCCAGTAAGCATAAGTTTGAAATAATTTTAAATTAGATTGTTTTTCTACCAAAGGTAATTTAGTTTCTAAAAAAGAAGTCATTAATGGATCATTATACCATGCCGGAGAAAAAGATTGTGAATCAAATTTATAGTCTTTATTTAAATCTAATTTATTATAACAATACTTTTGAAGTACCTCTAATTCTTCTTTTGAAAAGAAATTTTTAATAAGTGTGTAATTTATTGCAGCCATGCGACTATACTATACCTTGTTCCTTTCGTAATAGGTTGAATACTATGAGGGTACATAAAGTTACTTGGAAAAAATACGATAGAACCTTTTTCAAGTTTTAATCTTTTGGTTTCTTTTTCTTTTTGATCGGTAAAAATTAAATCTCCACCTTCATAATCTTCATTTAAATTAATAATAACACTTAGCTGTCTAGGCGCATCTGTGTAAAAATCTGTGTGGACATCATATTTTCCACCGGGTGAATATTTTAATAAATCTATTTGATTTATTTTTGAGCTTATCATTTTAGGAAATTTTGCTTTGTAAAAAATATATATTCTTTCTATTTCGTTTTTTATATAGTTCCAATAGAATAAGTTAGTAGGTGTATCAAAGTTTAAAAAATAACCTTTAACATTTCTAATTTTTTTATTTAAAATGTTATTTTTTATTTTTAAATTATCTTTAGCTTTATGCTTTATTAAGGGTATGGTTTTGTCTATAAACTCATCAGATACTACATTTTTTATCTCAACAATTGCTTCTAAATGATCCATAATTCTCTATTATTTTCTCTCTTTCATTATCTATATATTACTATATAAGGTTTATTAAAGTATTTCAACAGGTTTTTATATGTTACAAAAATTAGGTTTTGCTCCAGGATTCAATAAACAAGTTACCGAAACAGGCGCTGAAGGTCAGTGGTTTGACGGTGATAACGTACGTTTTAGATATGGCACACCAGAGAAGATAGGGGGTTGGTCTCAATTAGGGGAGGATAATTTAACAGGTACAACTAGTGCAATCCACCATTGGGAAAATAATAACAGTATTAAATATGCTGCATTAGGTACTAATAGAATTTTATATGTATATGCTGGTGGTACATATTATGACATCCACCCAATTAGAGAAACTTTAACTGGTGTTGATTTTACGAGTACATCCTCTTCAACGTCGGTTACCATAACATGCACCGGGAACCATGGATTATTACAAAATGATATTGTTTTATTTGAAAGTGTTAGTGGTTTATCGGGATCTACTTTTACAAATGCTTCATTTGAAGATAAAAAATTTATGGTCACATCAGTACCAAATGCACTTACATTCACAGTAACTATGACAACAGCAGAAGTTGGTACTCCTGTAACTAATGGGGGCTCTGCATCTGTTCTCTGTTATTATAGAGTCGGTCCTTCTACGCAAGTAGGTGGTTTTGGGTGGAGCGCTGGAAACTATGGAGGTACAGTAACGGGTGAGGCAACTTCTACATTGGCTACAGCTTTAACAGATACGACTACAACTAATATAGTTCTTGCAAGTACAGCAGCGTTTCCCGATGCTGGAGAAATTAGAATTGGTACAGAAGACATTAGTTATACGAACAATAACACAG